CAGCCCCAGATAGCGATGCACAACGTGCTGGAGCCCGTGCTTCACATTCGGCAGCCCGTTGGTCAGGATGCGACTGGCCAGCATTGAACAGTAAACCTTGCCCACCGGATAAATTTCATGTTCTTGAAGCCAGCCAAGATCGAAAACGGCATTGTGAGCCAACCACTGCCGTGGAACGCTGCAGAACTCTTCGAGCGTGATCCAGTCCTCATCACTAAAGCTCCAGCAGTCAAGAACCACTGGATTCTTCCTGAAAGTGGCCAGTTGCAACAGACGAAGACCACCGAACTTCGGCTGAAGCCCAGTGGTCTCAACGTCAAACGCAACGAAACTTGCATCATCGAGCGTATGCAGGTGCTCGATGCCTTGAAGAATTTTCATGCCTGGTAGGGCGTGTACCCTACTACTCTAGCAGGCTGTCAACCTCCCGCACCGAGCACAGCACCGCCGCCGCGAGTGTCCCACCCTCGGGAAACCCAAGCAAGCATCGCCGCTTCCAATGTATGCAGTTCTTGCATGGTCCCCCATCAGCCTGGGGCTTGTAGCTCATACGCAACCGCTCCATTTTTTCTTCTTGCCGCCCAGCCGGACTGGTGCGGTAACACTTCATGCACAGAACCGGATTGGTGGTTTGCGTCCCACAGCCCTGGCACGCTCTGCTGTTGATTGAAATTGCCATCAGTCAATTTGTGTGTAGTAGTTGCATTCCTCCGCAAAACCGGGCATCCCCGCTTCGGGAAAATCAAAAGAACAGGTCCCATCAGACCAGTATTCGCAGGTCTTACAACCATGCGCACCAGTTCTCCGCACCACGCGCAACCTTTCTCGGGCTTGCCGTGGAATGTCAGGCCACAAATCAGCTCTGTACACACCAGTGCGAATGTACCCAATCGTCTGGTGCGTAACCCCAAGATCCTTCGCCACCGCCAACGTGGACCTGGGATCCAGCAGCGCTAACCTCACTTCCAAAGCGGTAAGCCTGCGCCTGCTGGGCGGCATTACGTGCTTCGACTGTGGAATCTCCCTCTGCTTTTTAGGGTCGTAATACACCTTCCACTTGTGCCCGCAGCTTTTACACCGCAACCAGTAAGTCATTACATTCTTGGAGTGCCACCTGTGTGTTGAAACAACTTTCCTGAAAGTGTGAGTGCATTGTTCAGCCATTCCAGTGTCGGATTACTCCTGCGCAAATAAAAATGTTTGTAGTCATGTAAGCCAGCAAGATGCAAAAACGCACCACCGCAACCTGATCAGCGACCCGATTACGATGATGCGCCTTCTCACCCAACGCTTTGGCGACAATCCGCCACCAGTACCTCATCAGTCCCGGTAAGGCTCCTTCGCCAAGGTGTTAATCAAGCGGTTCAGGTACCAGCGGGCTTTACGAAAATCCTTGTAAGGATCTTCTTTAAGCCACGCCCGACTGACGTACTTAATGACCTGCCACTGCAAGCCCCCGACCACAGGATCTGGCGCATGTTTTACCCAGTCCTCAATCACGTCGATAGTTTCGACGCTTCCAGCCGTGTAGTGACTGGGATGCTCTACTGGATCGCTCATCCTTTGGAACCCTGAACAACAGTGTCGCCTTGATAGCGACCAGTTACCGAATAACTCTTGTTGGGCAGCAGCGACATCTTGTGAAACACAATCTGCGCAATACGCATACCCGGCCACAACGGCACAGCGTGCATGGACCTAGCGTTTTGCAGTTCCAGCGTTAGCCGACCTTTATAACCGGGGTCGATGTACCCGGCAAGAAGATGCTCAATCCCCTCCCTAGCACGACTCGACTTAAGTGCCAGCTGCCCAGCAACACAATCCGGAATCTCGAACTCCTCCAGTGTTTCCGCAAGAACGAACTCATGCGGCTGGAGCATGAAAGGATTTTCCTGCGTATGCCCAGCAATGCTGAACGGAAGTAAGGCAGGTGCTTTCGGCTCCTCCACCAACAAGTTCTCGCCGAGTCTCACATCGAGACTCGCGGGATTGACCAGTTCTTCATGGAACGGCAAGACCAGGCCTCGCCGCGCCAGGCTGAAAATCTCGTAGTCAGCGAGAACCATCAGTCAGCCACCACGACCGGAGTGGCCTGCTGGAGCTGCACATTCTTCCAAGTCTTGCCCCACTTAATGCAGTTAATAGTGGTGGTGTGAACACCAAATTCGCGGGCAATTTTGGCCACAGACTTGCCACCAGCAGCAAGCTGCCGCTTGATCTCCAGCACCTTGACCTCGGTCAGCACCGCCACCCCACGCTTGCCCTTGCGGCTGGACTTACAAGTCTTACTTTGAGACTGGGGCTTTTGTACGCCTGTTGTACGTACAGCCTTGGTGGCAGGCAGCGCAACGGTCTGCTTGGGATTGGTCAAGTCAACCTGTACGTGCTGGCACGTATCTAGAGCGAAGCGTGCGTCATCCAGAGCTTTGCTGATCTGGTCGAACTGGGCTTCAGAGAGGATGTACATGTTCATAGGTAAGAACGGTCGCAGTGTAGTACAGAAGGGTCAGTTTTGGAGTTCAAGCTTGATAGCAGCTTGGAAATACCCGGCCACTTTGAGGCGACGGTAAGCAGAACCGCCCTCCTCGCTTTGCATGTTCTCGATAGCGTCGTAGTCCCGGCGGGCTTCCTCCAGTGCCGCCATCGTTTCGATGTTGAGCATGGCCAGCTCGTTATCAGGCAACTCCGACAGCTTGTCGAGGTAAACAGTTTTACCGCCCAGCAGGTAAGAGCGGTAGAACGGCACCATTGAGTTTTCAGTCATCAGCGTGTTCAACTATGTAGGAATTGCGTAGTTGGCCGCGAATCACGCCAAGCGCTGGCTCGCCGAGATTGCCCAAGTAGTCTGCCGCACGCAGTGCAACCATGTGTGCCACTACAGCTGGATCGTCCTTGTATTTGCCGATTACTTCCATCAGCTCATACACGTAGGAATCAGAAGCCTTGAAATCCTCTGGAAAAGGGAGCCCCATTGTGTCTTCCCAGTCCACATCAAGCACAGTGGTATCCGGCTCTAGTGGATTTGGACCCCAAGTCCCCTCGTCATCGCCGTCCCAGCCGTAGCTGCGTCGTACTTCCCACGTCTCCTCCTCATCGGCCATTGCACGCTCGACTTGATCGATGTGGTCGTACCAATTGGGCCGCTGTTCCAGCTGGAGCAAATTGAAAGCTGCGTCAGTCATTTGAAATTCATGCAAAGTAATTAGGGTCTTGCTGGCGTATCCGGGTGAGATCCGTGAGTCTCAACTTGAGAATCTCGTGGATGGCCAGGTTGGCTAGACGAGTGGAGCTGATGGTGTCGCTGGTGGCGAACACGTAAATGAGGTGGCGGTAAAGCTGGGTCAAGGTGCGAATCTTGACCCAGTGCGTATCCCCCGGTATGGGCTCTAGGCCGACTTCCCAGTCGTCATAGTCATCTTGGTTACGTAAATCACGAGCTTCAGACGTTCCAATCAGACGTGTCGATTGGAGCCCAGTCGTCGACGCGCTCGGTGAGCATGGCTCGGAGTTCGGCATCGGTAGCTGGAATCAAATCCTCATCTGAAAAGTAGAGGGTGCCTCTGCACAGGGCAGGCCCCCACTCTTCCGGGTAGAGGGAGGTTTGCGGAATGACAACCACCATGTCGTTAACAACGGCATCGACAACAAGACGGTCCCCTTCAAAACGGAGTTCTTCAATGCTTTGTACCTGGCTCACTTGACCTCCTGTGCAGTCTTGCTACCAGTGAGATCATCCATCCACTGGTCCCACGACATTTTGAGGAATTGCTCCAGTTCGATCAATTGCTGGAGCTGCTTCTCGTCGTAGGCGGTATTGATGCCCATCTCCTTGTAGCGGTTGATCTGCGCTTGAAGTGTGTGGCGCGACCAGCTGACGGCGTAGTACCAAGGGCTGAGGTTGCTGCGGCTGACCTCGATCGTAAAATTAAAGTCCATTGTGATTCAGTAATGAGGCGCCCGGTTCCCCGGACGTGCTCTTAGTGTTGCACAGAAACAGCCCGACCGCAAGGCCGAGCTGTTACACAACTTCACAAGCACTGGCGCTAGGGTCGCGGCGAGATGTTTCTTTGACGTCTCAGCGTCCGTAGCGGCCGGCTGCGGCGAGGCTGACACCGCGTGAGGACCAGCCACCGGCCACCCCTTTGCTACGAGGCGTAGAAGTCGCCGAGCTTCAGCGGGTAGCCGTGTTCGTCAACTTCTGGTTCGTAAGGCTGCGGCACTATGGCGTGCATGGCGTCCAGCAGCTCCCTTTCGTGCTGCTCGTAGCCCCATTGGGCGGCGAAAGCGGCAAATTTCATTTTGACTTCAAACATTTCAGAGGCGGTCAATGCCTCGTCGGACCACGCTTGCACCAGCTCGGGCGGTGGGGTGATGGGGCGGTCAGTCATCGAGCTGCTCCAGGGCACGGCGGATGGTTTCAAAGTCTTGGCGCTGCTCTCGCATATCGTTGGCGCCGCTAACGACAGCATGAAGCGCAGTTAGCGCCTGCTCTTTCAAGCTCGGCGGCTTGGGGCGGCGGGCGGCGCGGAGACGGTCGGCCACTAGCTCATAGCCAGGGATGTGCCGATCGAACCAAGCGATGCACGCCTCCAACTCTTGATCGGCGCCCCATCGGACGGCGTGTTCGATGACTTGGAGCGTGGGCTTTTGAAGAGGAATGACTACGGTATTGCCGTGGATCTCGTGGACCCACTTAGCCGCCAGTTCTGGCGATGGCATGGAGATGGGGTGCTCAGTCATTACATAAAAGTTTTTATGTTAGGTACAGAAGCTAGTCGTACCAGTGGATTTGGGGTGAGGGGCGTACAAAGGTTTATGGGCGAGTCACGTTTAATGCAGCCCCGACCGAGCTGCACCCTTCAGCTTCTATTGTTGCACACCTAAGGCTTCTGGCGCGTACTGCGTTAGCACGCAAACGTCAGCGCCTTGGCGAAGGGCCGTGCCAACGATGTAGTGGAACTGATCGGCGGCGTCGTCGGACTCCTCGATCTGGTACTCCTCCACCTCGTAGGCCATGCCCTTGCGATACCAAGAGACCCGGACGACAGCCATCAACTCGTAGGGGATGTCGCCGACGGTGTACCCCAGGGTGGGCTTCCTGGGGCGCTTCGGCTGGGGTGGTTCCGACTTAGCCACGGGATCTCTCCATAAAAGCCACGCGGCAACCCGCATGAGCCCTGAGAAAAAGTTAGGCGGAGTGAACATACCCATCACTCCCACATCCGTGCGGCTTCCTCCATCAACCGCTCCAGCTCTTCAGTGGTGCGTTCTTCCCTTGGGGAGGGTTCAAAAACCTGTCCTTTTATGCCAGAACCCTTGGTATCACTGGGAAGTAAATCGGGACACGGGGTAGGGGTGTCCTCTTTTGCTCCAGCTGCCCCATCAAAAGAGGACACGCTTAGGGGCTGTCCTTTTTTACTTTCCAGTCCCTGACTGGGTTTTCCCAATTCGGGACACTTATTCACACACATATCACGCGAGAGAACAGCCTGGTACAAATTGGAAGGTCTGGCACCAGAGGAGGTCTGACCGACCACCTCAACCAACCCCCTCGAAACAAGCCTCTGGAGCGCCTTACCGATAGCGGCCACACTTCCACCGCACAGCGCGTCCGCAGCGATGTCAGAGCGGCTCAGAGAGCGCGGATACGCAGACCTAAGGCGCTGGAGCACCCGATCCACGATGGAAGCCGGACTGGCGCTGTCGGTATCCAGCTCCACGTAGTCCGCCAGCGAGAACGTCAGGTCGCTTTCGAGCTTCATCAGCAGCTTGGAACCATCCCGCCCAGCCCTGGACTTCTCCACGGTGATGAGGCGAGCGTTGTAGCCGGTCTGCTCGACCTGCTTCTTGTCAGGCCGCTTGAGACCCCACACCTCGTCCACAGCGTCCCGAATAGCGGTGCTGCCCCTGAAACCGCCGGTCTTGTTGGCGTGGTGGATCAGCAGGATGGTGCAAGCGGGGAACATGCGGCCGTTGTTGTTTGCCAGCCAATAGATCGGGCTCGCAAACTCCTTCTTGTTTTCGTCAAACGCCGAGCCCCTGCTGCAACCCGTGATCGAGTCGATGATCACAAGCTTCGGCTGGTGCTTCTCGATCAACTTGACGAAGCGGTAGTACCAGTTCAGGTCCCACCCCATTACCACCGTCACCGGATCCGACGGCTGGAACTCAAGGTCC